TTTGCAATGTGCGGAAAGTTCACCAGCTCTTTACCGTTGCGGCTGTACATGTTTACCTGCCCGCTGGGGTATACCACAGTGATCACACGCACACCATCCAGCTTGACTTCGATCAGTTTTTGTCCAGCTACCTTGCCTTCATGATTAGCACTGTCATGTGCCAACTGGCAGGAGAACACAGGGATTTCATATTCTGGGCGAACCTTTTTAACCACGGTGTTGATGGTCTTTTCACTAACACCACAGCGCAGGTCCTTGATCAGGATACGTCGGTACCAGTTGTTCCATTCAGTTTCTGTGGCCTGTGCTCGCATGGTGTTGATTGTAAACTGTGCTTGATTGCCAGTCAACCGACGCTCTGCCAGTTCCTGTGCAATACGCCAGAACGTTTCTGCTTTGAGTCCTTTGCCGTCACCTGACTTGGGCTCAACTTGTTTAACACCATAGGTGATCATGCTGTCCAGTGCGGCACGGGCACCACGGAAGAATTCCGTGTTACCTGCTTCGGCTTCGTTGCGAACGATAGCTTCTTTTGCCAGACGACTGTTGTCGCTTTCAAGTTGGAAAATTATGTCCCAGGGTGCGTTTTGTTTGTCCATGATTATTCCTCAATTGCTCGTCTAAAAATCAATTCTTGTTTTGCAAACGCATCCTGTTCCCAGGGCTGATCCAGGTACTTGGTGCGCTTGGTATAGCGTTTGCCCTTCCAGTAGTTTGTGCCGTTGCTTGTTTTGAGTATGCCTTTGGCCATTTGTCTCACATGCACCATTTCGTGTGCAAGGGTGAGTCCAACGTCCTTGAGCTTGCCAGGATTGATAACTACCACATAGCTGTCAATTGGATCCAGTGGATAGGTTGCTCCTTGCCCCTCGCAGGACTCAACTGTGACCAAAAGAGTTTTGCGACTGCGGCCAAGACTTAGTTGACGTATCATAGAGGGTAGCAGTGCTTCTACCCATTTTTTGTACCGTAGACTACAAGATTCAACCACATATTCCATTGGAAAGCTCCTTTGCACTTAATATACCACTATTATAGCGCAAAGGAGCATTATGGTCAACCTCAGAATGCGTAGTAGTTAAAGGGTTTTTCTTTATCACGCACCAGCACCAGCTGATCGCCTTTGTGGTTCACAAACACAAACCGGCCTTCGGTTGGGTCAACCTTCTTCAAGTCGCGTTGGTGGAACTGCATGTCGTACCAGTCGGCATCGTCGTTGTCCGGCTCTGGATCATAGCCGTAGTGCCAGTCCTTGTGAGTCATTGGGTTGCCCTTCCACTGCATGCCGCCTTCCAGTTGGCGCTCAGTCAATGGCTCAGTTTCGCCCACAGGCATCACTGCAATCTTGTACAGGCTACCGTCGTCAAACTCTGGCTTGGCGTTCAGCATCTGCATGGCTTCTTGTGCAGTCTCGCGGTAGCGGTTCATTTCTTCAACCAGGGCCTTGAGCATGTCAAAGTTGAACTCAGCAAACAATGAAGCCACGGTGCAAACACCATCAATGTTCTTCAAGCTGGCATCCTTGAGATTGTCCATGCAGTACTCGCGGATGAACTCTTGATCCAGACCTTTGAAGTCCAGCATGTAGAAGATACGGCCTGGACGATTTCGCATGTGTTGATTCACACGCCACTTGTCGTTGCAGGTGATCAGGAACAGCTTCTTTGAAGGAAACACACCGTCCAACAGTGTGAGCATTTCTTCTTGTTCGTCGTTGTCGTAGACCTTTTCGAACTCGTCAAACAACACCATGCAAGGCTGGCTGATGTCCTGTAGCAGGCTGTTGAAGGTCTCTCCACGCCAGGGCTGGTTGATCAGCAGGGTGGGAATACCTGCTTCTGCACACTTGATTGCCAGGTTCTTGGCCAGCATGGTTTTGCCAGAGCCCTTCTCACCTGTGAGCATAACACCTGTGCTCACCGCACGGTCTTCAAAGGTGTTGAAGATACGATCACGATGACGCAGGGCATCACCATACACTTTACCCGTGATCTCAAAAGAATCCACAACTTCCAAGAAGAAGTTGCCAAACTGATCCTGCTTCACAATGTAGTTGCCAGCAGGCAGGTGGTCTTTGATGTCCACGCTGTCCTTGTCAGCAACCTTGAACGTGTTGCCGCTTTTGATAAAATAGCTCATTTTAGTCTTTCGAATTACTTGTTGTCGGATTGTGCGGCGAATGCGGCCTTTACTGCGGCTTCCACAGCAACACGGATCAAGTCAGCAGTTGCGGTGTCGGATACAGCTTCTGTTTGCACAGGTGCAACAAAGGCTTGGTCGGGGTGTACACCCAATTCACCTAGCACCTCATAACGACATGCACGACCCTTGGTAGAGTTGTAGTCAGCTGGAATGCTAACAACATCTGCAGGGTTGATCTTCAAGATCACAGTACGGCTGTCGCTTGAACCAAAGTGGCTCAAGTACTCCTTGGAGCAGAAATGCAGGCCTGTGGAGCAGGTATTGTTCATGTTGTCATCCACAGTATTGCGTTCCATTTCCACAATGTTACCAGGAGCATTGCTCATAGTACCCGAGTGGATGTCTAAAAAGTCTGCACGAACCTTCTTGTAAGCCAAGAAATAGCCATCTGGAGTAAGTGGCAGATTGCCCTTTTCCATAAAGCCGTAGAGTTCTTCCACAGCACGTTTGGAGGGGTTAGCCATCAAGTTCTCCATGAACAAGATCAAGGGTTCAACTGGAAAACCATCTTGATACATTTCGATCAAGCGAGCAGTGAGCACACCGCGCATCTCACGTTCTTTGTAGAACACCTTGGAGCCTTGTACGGCCACGTGGCCTGCACCATAGCTGAGGATCTCTTTTGCAGGATCAACCACTTGCTCGACCATGTCCCAGTCATTGTCTTTAATAGCCTGTTTCAGCTTCTCATAGCCAATGTGACTGGATGTTACAGTATGGGGCTGGTTGTCAATGATAACAACAATGTTCTTGCCCTGGATCAGATATGGAAATGCCATTTTAAGCCTCTTTGTCAATCAAGTTAATGTACTGTGCCACGGCATCTGCATTGATGTCGTAGTCACGCAAACTGCTCAAGAGCGGATAGCGATTACGGATGGCAGTCATTTCACCTGTAATGCTTTGAACAACCGATTCTACATCAACTGGTGTTGCGTAGTCACGGCACAAACGTTCCAAACTGTGACGCTCAACTTTCACATTATCAACGCCTTTGAACTGAGCCAAAAACTTTGTGTATGCACTGTTGGGAGATACCAGTTTTGCAATATCGTTATTGTAGCGGAAATACTTGTTTGCGTCAATCTGTTTCAACGCACATTGCCTCACAATTTTTGAATCCAATTTTGCCAAAACTGCACGAATGTGATCCTGCACATTGATCCAGTTGGTCTGGGTCTTGATGTACTCGATGTCTGTTTTACGCACACCATGGATGGTGATACCATGCAAGCTCGGGATACCGCTTTCAGTGACCCAGTCACTGAACTGGCGCATGCTATTGATCGCAACACCTTCGGTCTCCACCACAAAGCCTTTGAGTGGCAGGTAGTAGTAGGTTTCGCTGGCATCAAATTGATCAGCCTTGCCTGCATCCTTCCACACCAGCTCACGCTCTTTGTGATAGCCACCGTAGCCACGACGTTGCAGGCTCATGATCGACACATTAGCACCCATGCTCTTGCCAGTCTTGCGCTCTTTCTCTGTCAGCTCGCTGGCCATCATGCGCAGTTCTGCAGGTGGTTGTCGCAGTTCTGCAAAAAAGCCCAGGGTATCCATTATATGGCCTTTGGTAGCAGGACTCAGCACATACACTGTGGTACTGTAGCCACCACCGGGCAGTTTGATACCCTTGGATTCTGCGGTGCGCCAGTGATGCTTGGCACGGTTCATGGCACCTACTCGGGTATCGTTGGTAATGAAAACACACTGGCCAGTGATGCCAAATTCCCACACTTGATCAAATTCCGTGTAGGAATTGTTCTTGTGCTTCTTGGCGGATTTAACTTCCGAGCAGGTAGCACCATGGCGGCCTTTGTTGAAAGCCAATACTTCGATGTTGTAACGAGCAGCCAGGTCCTTTACCTCAAGAGCGAACGGAACCGTGTGCATGTAACGACCACTGTTGGCATCGATTAAATCAAACTTGGTATCATCCACATACTTACGAGCGGCCTGGCTCCACAGTGACTCATTGCTTTTCTTTTGCAAGAAGAATACCTTCTCCCAGTCATTGGCGTGGGTATCTGCCTCTAGTGCCACGTGAACAGCCAACTGTGCATTCAACGCCTCTAGCTTGCTCTTGATTGCATTGATAGTCTGTGGAATATAGCTCAGGCCTTCTCGACTTGCCTGGAAGTCCAACTCACCAATGTCAAAGTGCATCTCCAGGCCACAGCCCAACAGGTTAGCAAGATCGCCAATCTGTTCTAGGTTAGGAAGGTCAATTGGATAGGCAATATTGCCCATCACAGCACGACTACCACGACCGTCGGTGTAGTGTACACCTGGGATGATGTTCCGGTCCTTGTACTCAACATCACGGAAGTTGAATTCACCGTCGCCACCGTTTACCACAGGACGAAGCTTGAAGTAGGTGTACACATACCGAGCTTCTTCTTCAAACTTGTAGAAGTCGCCGCGGCTGGCCACTGCAAATTTAACCTCAACACCTGCAGGCTGATCTGTGGGCTCTGAGTGCATGAGCACAATGGATGGCACGCCTTCGCCGTTGATGAATGCACTGTACACACCGCGAGTGCCATCTTTAATAGCAGTCACAGTGAAGTTGTCTGTGTAACTGAAGGGCGACTTGCTACCCAGGCCAAGTGCGCCAATGAACGCATTGGATTCGGTCTTGGTTGACTCAAAGTAAGTGGTGTAGATGTTCTGCACCTGTGCATGAGTCAGGCCAGTGCCATAATCACGAATGCTGAAGGTAGGGTCCAGCTGGTTGGGCAAGTGTACGTCGAAGGGCGTGTCTTGTTTGCCTGCGGCTGTATGGCTGTCCACTGCATTGCAAGAAAGCTCGCGCACGATAGCACGGATCTTGTTTGCGTACAAGCCTGAGGAAAGAATGTTGAAAGCCTTAGCAGAGTTGCGGATACGGAACTCGCCAATCTCGCCTACATTACTCAGAACAGCTTCGTGGGCTGGTGCGTTACTGATGATCAATTCAGACTCCTGTTTACTTAATATGCTACTATTGTAGCCGAAATGGAATAAATGGTCAACCGTTATTCTGCACCATGTTCCTGGATCAGGAACTCGCGGCATTGTGCTTCAGTGCGTTTGGTCACAACAACCCGGCCACCAAAGAAGCCCACGAACAGATTGCGGTGCTCCACAAACTTGATCTCACCGTCAGCACCCACATGCT